AACAATAGAAGGTACGCTCACGCATGGGCGCACCTTTTTAGGTAAATACTACTCTTCTTCATCCTCTTCCTCTTCTTCATTGTCTTCTTCGTCAAGACAATAATAGCTGTCAAGCTCATCTGTGCCGGAATAGCCTTCATCTTTACACTGCTCGTAACTGCGTAGTCCTGTCTTGGCATAAATAATGTCTGTCATCGTGTCCTCGTTCAAGCCATTTATATCCGAGACAAGTCCAACCTCGTCCTCTGTGGCGATATTGTTATCAACAATGAAATCCCACAGCATAGCCTCAATACTTTCTTTCATATCCTTTGAATATTTAGTTAATAATAGCTCCTACGTGTCTCCACGCAGGATTTTGGATTAGTAGAGATACTTGTCTGTGTCCACTCCAAGGAAATAGGCGAGTTCAAGCATCTTCTTTGCTATATTCTTGAACCAGTCTCCCACAAAATTGTGGTCATGGCATTTCCATAGCTTCCCAATCTGCTTGATTTCGTAGTCCTCATATGCAATATTTACGGTACTGCACAATCCCTGGAGCCAGTACGTGAGCAATTCAAGGCGTGATATCTTACGTTTGTCACCCTTTACTGCCTCCTTGTAGAACATCTCGAATGCAAACTCGATTTTCATCTTGTCGCTCAAGACGCTGACATCTACGTCGTCGGAGTGTATGGAATCCAAGATATATGAATACCAACGCATATTCTGCTCATTCATCTCGGCAGCTGTTCTGATAACTGCAATTTCCTGTCTTTCGTTCATAATTCTACATTTTTATGGTTTAACATGGTTTCTGTGCAGATAGACTGCACAGAATGTTTGGCTTAAAACTTGCGAGGACGCATGCACGATTGCTCAATCTCCTGAGCTTTCTTGTCTGCACGCGCTACACGTCTGAAATACTCGCTCTTGTCGAGGTTCTTGCGTCTGCACTCCTCGCTGATAACTGCCTTGTGACTCGCTACGAGTCTTGCAAGGAACTTTCTGTCTCCGTCTGTCATAATTCTGAATTTTATTGGTTAATAATAGAAGCAGGACACAGGACGTGCCCCGCTGTTTTGACTACTTGTCACCGCACGCAATACTATGAGGACAGCAATGAATCTTGCCATCCATCAATCCGTGAAAGCAGCACCCTACACATCTCTCTGTGACTATATCCCACTCTCGCTCTATTCCGTGTCTGTCAGTTACTCTTACTGTTTCCATAATTCTAATATGTTTTGGTTAATAGCAGGCAGCACATTATCGTACTGCCAAGTTCTGGCTCAGAGATAATACCTCTGACTTTCTGAAGCACACAGAATCGTAGGACCGGTGAGGATGGAGAATGCACAAGGGTCGAAACCATCGATTTTCTTCATGCTCTCTATTTTCTTCTGTACTACATCACGTATGGATGACAGATTAAGTCTACCGTCAATAGGCATGACAGAATCCATGCCCACCATCTCTACAACGCTCACTTCATCGGTAAATCTCATGTTCACAAGGTCAAACTTGTTAATCTTGTGATAAAACTGAATCCACTTGCTCATAATTCTACATTTTTGGTTTATAGGAGAGGGAGATAAAACTCCCTCAATTTTAGGCTGAATGCTCCTTGATGAAGTCTGTGAGTCTCTTGTACTCACACTCCAGCTTTTCTCTGTCAAGCACGCAGGAGAGATGCAGGTGAAGGTATTTATTGACCTTACCATACATGATTGTGTAGGCATGGCATACGATGTATTTGCCTTCAGGCTCTACGTCTACCTCCAGACCTACCTTATTCTTGCCGAATACGTCACGCTGAATCTCCTGCAATCTAGGCAGAATCTTGTTGCGCAGATATTCTCTGCTCTTCTCTTCCCAGTTAGGGTTCTCTGATTTCTTCATAGTCTAAAATATTGGTGAATAGTATGCGTGACAATCGCCACGCACATTTAGCTCATGCATATCATCGCTATCTCAGCGAATGACTCTGATATTTTCTTCTTGCTACGATAGTCTCTGTAGCCACGCTCGTTGTTATTGTGCCACTGGCGTGCGGCTATTTTTATCTTCTCCATCTCATGGAGCAACGCACGCTCAAAATTCTTCTGTGATTTTCTGTCTAACATAATTCTATTTGTTTAATGGTTCTACATAGTATGCCCAGGAAAATGCCTGAGCACATTTTTGGCTACTCGTACTTGTTGAGCAGGAAAATCAGAATAATGCCATCGCCATTCAGGAGAGTCTGGCTCTTGTTCTCGTCATTTATTATGTTTTCACATATTCTCTCAAAGAACGGATACGGGTCTCCGGCAATACTATTGTAATACAATGCCATGTACGTACCGGGGATGAGAGGATAAGAGTCCTTAGGTTCTCCACCGAATACGTCACACGCCTGTGTATTGATCAGGACACGACGTACAGAGAAATTTCCCTCAACTTCCTGTGCGTCCATTCCACGCAAGAGGTCTATAGCCTCATTCTTGCTCAAATCTTGCTTTAATATTCTATCCATATTTCTCTAATAATTTGGTTAATAGAAGATACCGCCCGAATATCTCCAAGCGGTAGTTTTGGCTACATTTCACAGATATCCTCTATCTGCTGCTGAATGGCATCTATCATTATGCAGATAACAAACAGACCGCACATCTCAAGCGCAGCAGAATATAACACTGCTTGAAAATCTCCAAGCAGAAATCCTGCGATAGCAATAATGCCACACACGAAACTTGTAACTAATATGAGCGCAGCTGACAGCACGCCCTTGCTGATTCTCTTTTCCATAATTCTTTTGCTTAATTGGTTATATTATCGTACTGCCTGGATTTCTCCAAGCAGAATTTAGCCAAATGTTTCCAAGCACAATTTTCGTACTTGCCAAATTTCTCACACTCCAGGCAGGATGAAATTCTCCAAGCGGAGTGTGGATCGCCACAGCTCGCGGAAATACCACTTGCCCTTTTTCGTACTGCTCCAAATATATACAAGCAGAATTCCGTAAAGAATTCCAAGCACATTCAGGAGAATTATCGTACTTGCCAAGCAAATGAATGCCGGCGCACTCTGAATAAATCCAAGCACAATTATCGTACTTGAATAAATGATGTTTCTTGCTCTCATAATTCTAATTTTATTGGTAATTGTTCCGTAGCCACACACGACAATTATCGTACTGGCTACGGATTTTTAGGCTCACGCCACGCAGAATAATGTAAGCACACCATTCTTTAGCGACCCGAATTCTACGTGACTCAAAATCTCCTGAGCATCTGCAATGATACTCTCAACCTCTTTCATATCGAGGCATTTAATTCTTAGCGTACTCATAATTCTAATATTTTTGGTTATTGTTCCCTACAAGCGTAGGGAGATTTTAGGCGATGCCGGCAGACCAAGCGAATCTTTCTTCTTCATCATTCAGTCTGTAGATACTGGAAAGCATACCAAACAGACGAGGGCTGCTGTTAATGAGTTCATCGTAGGCATCCTCTGCACTCTGGTCTGTTACATTAATACGTACAAGCGTCTTTCCTATCTTCTTCAAAATCTGTTCTTTCATAATTCTAATATTTAAATGGTTCATAATTGTAGAGCGGAGATTTCTCCCCGCCCCGTTAGCCAGGATGTGCATCTTTGCACCACGTTTTATCATTATCGTCTTAACTACGTGGCTCACACCCTACAGATTTTATGCTTCTGCCAGCAGCTTGTTTGTTTCTGAGGAGATAAATCTCGCACGGATGACAAGCAACCGATTTCAGTCAGCGTGGATAGTGTGTACCTTGAACGCTGCAATCGTGATTGCACACACAATTGATTCTCGGGTAACCAGCCCGACCGGACAATTCCAAACCGGTAGAATATGAATTATGATTTATCCGTCCGTCATCTCGCTCGACAACTGCACAGCTACGGCTCTTACTCTTTCCACGTGCCTCATCCCATTCGGTATCGTGGTGGCTCTGTGCTCTCTCGCTACCCTCGACGGGATTTCTCGCCCGCCTTTCTGTATCACTACAGACTCGTTTGCCGGATAGCTCTCTGAGATTTTGATAATAAATCCCCTGAGGGAGAATAAATTCTCTCTCTCTGGAATAATACCAAAATCTCTGTTTTGTTCCCTTATGCGGCACCGACCCGCAAATGTACGCTTAAACGTGATAGAAAAAATAAGGGTACGACGACCCGCTCCAAGTTGAAAAACCTGGAGTAAAATTTCCCACTGGCTAACTGCTAGCTAGTCAGTGGGAAAACTAGATAGCTAGATTTTTCTCTAGCTATCTGTTTTGTGTTGCTTACTTTTGCGCTGCTGCTAACTTCGCTTGCAATTCTGCTATCTGTTTTTGTAGGTCTGTTATGCTTTCACTCTTCTTCTTTGCTACCTTTGTGCCACTTGAAAATGCTTGATGTAAACCGCACAATTTAGACCCCAAACGCTGCAAACTATCTATAATAGTTGTCTGTTTATCTTTGCCGTTATTATCAAACCAAGCAAAGAAATTAGGTAGTTTATGTTTGCGAGAAAACTCGCTAACAGCAGAACGAACGCACTCAGTTTGCAAATTGCAATAACTTTCATCAGATAGCACGTAATTTGTTGCTAATTTGTTGTACTTCGCACGCGCTTTCTCTAGTTCTTTCTTTGCGCTTACAACTTCGCTATCAGTGCACTCGCTTAATAGCTTTTTGCGGTAACTATTAAGTACTTCTAGACTCTGCGCTAAAACTGCGCTACCTTTGCACTCGGTTACATAACTAGCTACCTTTGTGCTAGTATGTTCGTACCCTTGGGTACCTTTCACTTCTAAATCTTTCATACTATAATTTGTTTAAATGAATAACAAGTAATATTGCTTGTTACCTACATAATAGCAAACCGCATACCAAACAACCAGTAAAAAATTGAGTGTTTATGCATTTAACCTTTTGTAAGTACTTGATTTATAGGTAGTTAGGCGTTTGTAATAATTACAGCGTTTGTCAGTAGTTGTTAAGGTTTAAATAATTTAACGTTTTCGTCAACGTGGCAGACTTGTAACTATCTAATAATCAAGCATTTATAAAGCTATCTTGGCAGTAATTGTTAAATATTTAACTTAAGAAACATTAATCTTTATAAATTACTAACTAATTGATTTACAGGTAGTTACGCCCGCCAAAGTGGCAGTTTATGTTAATGTTTTTAACTACTCATGTAATAACCTTTTACCAATTTAGTTAAAATGTATTTAATAAGTTAAACATGAATATTTATTCATGTATAAATATGGTAAATATATTTCAGTCAAGTACTTTGTAATAAGTTTTGATGTTTCACGCTTTATTGATAATGTATAATTATGCAAGAAAATGAATATAAACAAAGTTGTAAAGTGTTAGCTATTAAGGAGTTACATAAATTTTTTATAAATATAAACCGACAATTTGAAACAATTACAAAAATAATGTTTCACGATGGTTTACACTATATAAACCGACACAATATGTAATAATTTCAGAAGAAACACCCCCACACCCCCTTTATAGCTATAAATCAGCGCGGTAGTCACCTCATCTAAAAATTTTTTCTTCCGATTTTTCTGCCTTTTTGTAAAGTTTAATTACTTTCTACCATAAAGGATAATTATGCATATTCATTCATCCGTTATTTATTAACATTTGATACCATAAACTCTTACTTTGCAGACCAAACCGTAAATGTATACCTATCCTTCATTTAATGTATACCTAAAATGTATATTTATACCCTTTATTTACTAGGGTTTTACCGGATATTCAGGATATTATCTGTATCTTTGTATTGTCGATATTTTATAGACGACATGTTGTAAGGACGACCTGACACGTGTTATCCTTCAGAAAGCCCCTGTTTATCGGGGTTTATCCTACACAATAACGGAAAATTAATATTATTATTGTACATAAATGGAAAATGGTATTGCTATAGACACATTGCACGCTCAGTTGCTTGACCTTTCGAGGCATGACGAGTACGGCTTCGAAGAGCTCCGTTGTCAGGACTGGGGCAAGGCAAACTCTGAGAAGTACAACAAGCTGAAGTCCAATTTCATCAGGTCAATGAGACGTCTGGCGAAGAAGGCTCCGGTGAAGTACTACAACGGTGCTTACTACATGTTCAACGGCAAGATATACGAAGCTGTTCCGAAGATAGTCCTTGAGCAGGCTTACCAGCTGTTGCTCCTTGACCTGGCCATGGCTCCGATGCTCGGCATCAGTACGGTGATGAACAAGTCGTTCATGGAGGTGATAGAGTGCTACAACATACTGAGACCCACCTTCGACATCGTTGCATTCGCCAACGGAGTTGTTGACTTCGGCAGCGGTCTGAAGTATCCTAACGTGATGCCGTTCTCTCCCGAGTACCATGTCACATACTACCACCCATACGACTACAATCCGAAGGCGAAGTGTGACAGGTGGATGAACTTCATCAAGGAGGTCCTTCCGGACAGGACGTCGAGGATGATCCTCCAGATGTTCCTCGGTCTCGGTCTCATACAGAGAGGTACTGCATACAATCCGTACGAGGGGAAGGAATCATCGAAGATTGAGCTCTGTCTTCTCCTTATAGGTACGGGAGCCAACGGAAAGAGTGTTATCTTCGACGTCGCCTGCAACATATTCGGCAAGGACAGGATAAGCAAGATGGACTACGCCGACCTCACTGCTGACGGAGACGAAGGAATGAGGGGAAGGTATCCTATCAGGAACGCCATCTTCAACTGGTCTTCCGATTCCGACCCGAAGAAATTCGGAAGGAAGAACACCGGTATGTTCAAGAGACTCGTGAGCGGAGAGCCAGTCCCGATGAGAAAACTCGGCAGGGATATCCTGGAGGGGAACTCAATCCCCTACCTCATCTTCAACCTCAACGAGCTTCCGTTCCCTGATGATGCGTCGCTCGGATTCATCAGACGCTTGCAGTACGTGAGCTTCGATGTGACCATTCCAAAGGAGAGGCAGGACCCGGAGCTTGCGAGCAAGATCATCCGTGAGGAACTGAGCGGAGTGTTCAACTGGATATTCCGCGGCGCGATGGAGCTGAGGAGCAGGAAGTACAGGTTCCCGGCAGCTGAGGGCAGCAGGAGACAGCTGCTCATCTCTCTTCTCGGAAGCAATCCTATCTATGCTTGGATAAGGGCGTATGATATGAGATGCAGCCAGGAGGCGAGGGGCGAGATTTCGGAATGCATGCTTGCCAAGGAGATGTACGAGAGATTCGTCGAGTTCTGCAAGGCCAACGATGTCGAGGAGAAGGATATCCCTACGATTCAGAAGTTCGGTCGTGATATGAGCGACAAGTACGGATTCTTCAAGAAGAGGTCACAGGGCGGAATGACGTATCAGGTATACGGCGCACAGATGATTGACCTGAAGCAGGAGCTTCTCATCAATGACGTGAAGAATAAATTGCGTGGTGAGGAGGACATCAAGCAGCCGGAGAGTTTCATTCAGCCTGATGATTAAAGAAACCGGTGGCCGCAGGGCGGTGGGACATGCCTTCGGGCATAAGTCCGGGCAGACGGGAGGTTCGAGTCCCTTCCACGGTCGGCGGCCACCATTAAAACAGATTCTATGATAGACAAGGAATATATCAAGGAGGTTATATCTTGTATCACGAAGAAGAAGGCTGACGGGAATATTGTTCCGGCCACCGCTTCGATGAGCGAGATTATGACTGCTGTACGCGAGGATGCCCTGGAGTGCATGAGGACCATGTGTAACGAGAGGGAGATTGCGGTGAACAGGCCGTTGAATAGTGTTTCATTTAAATGTTTGTAGCTTATGGGAGAAAAACTTATGTTTTGTATATCCGATGCCTTTATGGATGGTGACAGAATTCGCGTATCTATTCATAATGTTGTGGACAAAGCGTTCGAGTCTGGTATCAAGATGTCGTCTCGCCGATACAAGAATCACAGCATCACGCTTGACGTGAGCTTTGAGCCGGAAGGTGGTTTTGACAAGCTGCTGCTCGAAATCCTCTACGGCGACAGAATCCGGAAAACCATTGAACGCCTTAATTATGAATGGCTGAAGAAGATGTGGAAGGCTTCCGATGACGATTTTCGAGTATTCTGGTTTGAACAGATACGCAAAAAGTTTGAGGAGCACGAGGATCAAAATTGATTTAGGTGACAGATATGAGAAGACATCACAATCCTAACAAGGTTCCGCCGTTTAAGCCGGATCCTGAGCATTGGACCAGGAAGGTTCATTCCTGGAAGGCGAAGGTCGCATACGAGACTGAGGATGATGCTTGGGAGTTTCTGAATCAGATTCCGAGGTTGAAGGCACTCGGCTGGCATCCTTACTTATGCAAGGTTTGCTCAAAGTGGCATATTGGTAGATTACATAATAAATAGTTGAGATATGGAAATTAGAGTTAGCGTTTTAGGAAAGGTCGCATACAAAGAAAGAGAAAGTAGGGAGGATGCAGAAAAAGCCGAACTATATCCATTTGGAGAAGGAGTGTATGCGGTAATGGATGGAGAAAATTTCGTTGAGTTAAGAATCGTATCTGGCAAAAAACACAGCGATGAAAAAGGTGATTATTACGCATGCGTAGATAATTACTGGGTGCATGGGAAAATCTCAAACTCTGCAACTATCATAGAGCATGAAGAAAGGTTGAAGGATTATATCGACAAGTGTTTCGGCCGTCTTGAAGCTATTGTTAAAAAAAACAACGATTGTATCAGTAGTGTAAGTGAAGAACTTGATGGCTTTATAAGTAATTCTCAGGATGATTTTTGCTCTATTGAGAAATCTCTTGAAAGAATAGAGAAAGATGGTGTTGGTAGTGGAAAAGGTATCAGCGAAAAGACATTATTGTCTGCTATCGAGATTGTATCAAAGAAGAAATAGTTGAGAATATGAAGAAGAAAGGGTATTACGAATACGAAAACGGAATCTACCCTTTGAAACTTTGGGTACACATCGGTAAAGACTTGAAAGAGCTGATAGATTCATGTTTTGACAAGTGCAAGGCTCCCGATATTGATTACGGCGGCGTTACGTATTCCGATGCTGTCAGAAAGAGCGACAGAAGGCGCGGCGTTCTTGTATCGTTTCCGTGTCAGAAGGTTATGTCGATGAACTATTGCTGCCACGAAGCCTCTCACGTCTGCGATGCCATCGAGGAATATACTGACTTGGAACACGGCGGCGAGCCTTCTGCCTACTTGATGGGTTGGATTGCTTCTTGCATCAACAATGCTCGTTTGGGTATTGGAGATTTTATTGAGATTGAGAATGATGAAACTAATTAGCAAAGAAGAAGTGAAGAAAAACCATAAGGACATTCTTGGTTTGGATTTGTTGTTTGCGGAGAATTTTCCTCCATATAGTAGATTTTTGGAAAAATGTTTAAATACTTAAAATACATCATGTACGTCGGCATCTGTGGCTACGTGCATACAAAAGGAGAATAGCGTATGAAGCCGATTATAGTAATTGACCTTCCTTTGGGAATGGGTATTGATAGAGAAATTACAGAGCCTTATGGCTATGATTTATTCTACGGAGATGAAAATATCGAAGCCCAGTGGAAGAAACTGGAAGAACTTCGGGAAACTGGTGGTGTTATTGTTGTTCAACCAAGCCATACTAGTGCGGTTCGCGAGATCCTTAACCCTTATATTGGTGAGGATGGATTTATCAAGGAATGTGGTTTACGAAAGGTTCACACAGAAGAACATGGTGATTTCTGTATTATCCTTTATCACAACCCGTCAGAGGTTATGGCTCTTAGAGCATTTTATTTGAATAGTAAAAAGAAATAGCTTATGATTAGAATAGAAGATATTAAGATAGGGTCTGTCTTGCAGATTACGAAGTGTAATTTGATAAAGATTGCAGGCTCGGTGTTTGCTGATAAAATAGACCCATTAGGCTCTATTGATAGGATTCAACATATCAAAGTTATCGATATAGCTATAACGGATAAAAAATGCGAAATCGTAGCATTCTTTAAACCCGATTTAGCAGCAGCTTGTGTGGATATAGTTGATTTGGCGATGTATTCTATTTTCTCGGATTTTAAAGAAACACCAATCAAAAAAGAATCCGAGAAGAGTGATGCCGACCGATTCAAGGAAATCACCGACAAGATGATCGATACCTACAAGTGTAAAAATCACGATTACGGGAATGCTTTTTCCGAAATGTATGACGAGCTTGGTATCAACTATGGCTACGGAAAGGTACGAGAGAAAGTGAAACGTTTCAAGACGTTGAAGGATAATGAGGCGCAAGTTGCTAATGAGCCATTGGAAGATGCTCTTCTTGACTGCGCTAACTATTGTATCTTGACATTGATGGAATATCAAAAACGTAAGGAACATGGGACAGACTGATTACACTTGCAAGGATTGTTTCTTCTTTGATAACGGGACGTGTAAAGAAGAACGCTTCTGGAGAGACGTTTCGGGAGATGATTATACTTGCACAGATTTCGAGTATAAGGAAATAAAAGTTGAACTTTAAAATATTGTTATCATGGCATTACCATTTGGAAAGACTATCAAGACAAGACACTTCACCGTGCTGAAGTTCAGCAAGAGCTTGTCTAAGAAGGAGGTTGCTTCACTCAGAGAGGATATCCCTGCTGAGATCAAGAAGCATTTACAGAGAGGCTCGCTGCCTTTCATCAAGATTGCGAACATTGCCGGCACATGGGGTATTGAATACTCAATCGGTACATCCATGTACGCTGCACTCGATGAATGTGTTCCTGTGGCTGTAGGAGACCATTACGAGTTCTCCAAGGATGATGGAAACATCATCGAGGCATTTGCCCAGCTTATGTATGCGGATACATCGTTTCCTGGCGATGCAGAATACACGGCAGGTAAGTTGAAGCTTCGTGACGAGTACCTTGCCCGTGAGTCTGCGAGACTGAATGCTGCTGCTGACAAGGGCAAGACTGAAGAGCAGCTTCGCAAGGAAAGCGATGAGGCCGTACAGGAAGTCATCGACCGCGATAAGCACGCCGAGACTATTCTTGAAATGGCAGAACAGATTAAGAAGGAAGGAGGCAAGGATGAGCGATAAATTGCTTGAGGTCGTTCAAGACCATACTTCCCTAGTAATTGCACTCCGATTTATTTGGGAGGCCGCAGAGACGAAGAAGCTACCATCAGAAGCAACTCTGCCTGTATTCAACGATGACTTCCTTGATGATCAGCTTAAGGATATACTTGAGTTGGTTACCGGAGAGAAGTATCCCTGATTGAGTTTATATTTTTCTTCTACTTTCATAATATAAAAGTGAGGGGTGGTATCTGTGAAGACACCACCCCTCGTAACCAATTAAACAGAATTACGAACAGCAGAACGAATCTGTGAACGTATATCTGCCTGCAAAGGTACTTGGTTTTGCAGAAATTCTAGTAAAACAAAGTTACTTTAACACGAATTTAACTATTTCTTCTTCTTTTGGAATGTCGCCTGGCCATTTTTGAAGATAATGCAGTCCTCACAGCATCGAGGCATAGACAGAGGGATGAAATAATGAATCACATTATTTTCCGTATCAATCTCGTCCTGCTTAATCTTAGAATAGTCTGCTATCATGGCTGTCGTCTTTTGCCACTCTGGAGAGCCAAATTTCTGCTTGCGTTGAGCGATAACGAGATTTCTCAGAATCTCTTCCTTCGAGGTAGCCTTGATGAGTTCCTCCTGGGTGAGTTCGTCGCTATTCTCGTTCTTCGCTTTCTTGCCCTGCACCTCTGCGATTCTCTTCTGAACAGACTCTTGGGCTTCAAGCAAGTTCATCTCGTTTTCGAGGAAGGATTTCTCCCAGTTGAGTCCCTCGCCCTGGAATGCGATGGCCCAACTGTCACGGATAGGCATTCCTGAGCCACGGAGACTGGCGTAGATGTAATAGCGAGGGTCTTTCATCTTGAGAGCCTTCGCCTTCTTGTATGTATCGACGGATAACGTGTATCCTTTTGTTTCTTCAATCATAGTCTTATTTCTTTTTATTATCCTTAAATGCAAATAAAGTGTAACAACAACACGAAACGTGGAACGGTGGATATGGGTCTTTGAAAGAATGGATGCCAGCATCGGCTTCATTTTGACAAATGTCGCACGGATAACTGCTTCCTCTCTTGACGTAGAACCCGATAGCCTTGTTCTCCTGCCCATACTCCTGCTCTGCCTGTCCCCACGTCCAAGCAATCACTTGAGAAGCATTTCTTACGATATTCTGATAGGCGTTCTTGTAGTAGCCCTTTCCGTAAGAAGGAACATCGATGTTAATGTCCTTTCTCTTCGCTTTGGTAATGACTGATGTGTGATATGGGTCCTTGTATCCTGTGCGGATGGAAGACAGGAGCTGCTGGTCAGAATATCCCATCAAGGTTCCTGCCTTGATCATCCTTACAATATCTTCAGCAAAGTTTCCGAGATAGACGGCGTTTCTTTCGGATGTCGTCTTTCCGTAGATGTCGCTGACGAGAAACGATTCTATGTTCTCGCTGTCAATCCCGAGAATCTTGCATGAAGCCTTGGAATAAGCAGAGATGTAGCTGTTGATGCTCTCCTCTGCCTCAGCAGTAACATTCTTGGCATAAGAGAGCAGGGCTGACTCGTTTGTGAGCCTGCCCGCACCTCTGTATCGCTTACTTGCGGCAATTATTTTCTGTGTCGATTTCCAGAGGATATCAGCAACATGGTCCTCGCAGTTTCGGATTGCCTGTAAGCGCTTCCTGCTGTAATCGACAGAACGTTTTAACTCATCCATAGGCTTACTTCTTTACGGTCTTCCAGTTGTTACGGCCCGGCCAGTTGCCGTTCTCATCCCAGTCTGTACCGCTTTTGTTCGGCCTGCCAGCGCCACGACCAGTACGTACGTTTCCGCTGCCTCCATTCTGAATCCTCGCCGTTGCCTTCTGTTCCTCGATAGCATTCTCGGTCTCGTTATCCGCACGTTGCATATCCATAAGGAGGTCTTGCTGGTCTTCCTCCTTCTTCTCACGCATGATACGCTCATACTCGGCAGTCTTAGGGAAGTCAGGGCAGCGTTCTGAAGCCGTCTGCTTAGAGAGGAATCCGTTCTGAACCGCAGTGGCAATATTTGTGATTTGTTCAGTTTTATTACTATGTACATACGGACTTATCCACGCGTTAATTGGAAGCCCGGACATTGTTGCGACGCAGTTTTCATCAGTACCGATGCCGAACTGACAGATGCGGAGAATCTTATCCAGGAATGGCTGCAACTCCTGCGCATCGTTCATTGCAACCTCCAGTGCAGGAGAATAGAGAAGCTTGATGGCTACACCTGGGAGGTCACCAGACTTCAGCTCAGGTGGCTTCACGGTGAATGACAGCTCATAGATGAGGTCGTACGACTTGTTGAGCTGTGTAGCGAAGGCATCAGAGGCATCCGTGCCATTCAAGAATTCAGCCTTGCCGTTAGTGTCCGTAATCATGATTGTCTTCGCAGAGCCTGTCATATCGTCGCCGGTTATAGAAATATCCTCACCATCGCCAGTGAGCGTAAGGATTGGGAAAGCGTACGCCTTGTTGTTCTCGCAGAGATATGAGAATGCTTCCTCATAGTCCTCGATGTTCTTCTGAACCATAAACCAGCAAGGTCCGTTGTCGTTACGTGCGTAGGCTACCGGCACGAACTGGAAGCCGTGGTCCTTCTCTTCAATGAGGGTGTAGTCGTCAATTCCGAAAATCCTTGCAATCTTCGTCATTACCTCTTTCACCTTTCCTGACTTGACAGCCTTCTTGAAGCGGTAGAACTTGCGGTTATCCCAAGCCTCGACATATTCGGTCTTCTCGTTGCCCTCATCGTCGTAGTCGTAGTACTTCCTGGCAAAGCACAGGAGATCTCCAGTGAGTGAATCGACGTGAGGGTATAGGATATCTCCACGATCATAAGAGAGTGTTCGTGTGCAGAATTTCTTCTTTTCATCGAAGAAACCGACGATTGCACATTCTGCAACCTTCAGATACGCACTTACAGCTTCAAAGAAGCGAATCTCCATATCGTGCATAAGCCAACCCTTCTTGAATACATCGAGGGTCTTCTGATTCTCCTCTACCTTCTTCTCGTTCTCGTAGTCATCGCCATCAGCAAGCTCGAACTGAACATCGTTGCCAGTCAAGTGCAGCAGATGCTTCGTGTGGATGAGTTGCTGGAATGCAAAGGCTGTGCGCTGAATCTTCTGGCAGTACCACCTGTTATTATCAGGGTTCAACTTCCAGATGTCAGGGTATTCCTTCTCATCCATAATCCTATGGGCAGATGGGTAATACTCACGCAGGAAGTCTGCCTGCGTCTTGATGCGGCGATACATGGTATCGTCTGGCATCGTTCCGTCGTAATAGTCAGGAACAACGTCGCTTACAGCCGAGTGCTTCATGTACCCCGCAGGAGTAAGCTCGTAGAATGGTTTCCTTACGAGCAGCTCCCTTACATTATTTACCTTGATAGCCTCCATAATCCTTTTACCTTTTTATTTTTCTTTTTTGTTAAACTGAATATCATTACGTAGAACCAAGACTCAAAGAAGTCAGGTGAGTGCCCGACATACTTCTTGGCCTTCTTTTTAGGCATAAGTTTGAATCCCCTATCATCTCCGTCCTCGTCACGTCGGAGCATCTTTCGCTCCTTTTGGAGAATTTGTCTTAGGGGAACTTTATCGAATCCGTCACCCGAATACTTTCGTTCCAACAGCTGCGAGTCGATGGATATTTTCTTCTCTTTCACCATCTTGTAGAATAACCAAGCGCATTGAGACTTTAAGTCCTTGTATAAGTACTTGATTCCTTCCTCTTCTTGGTGATTGGCAGGAATAGGAGCCGCCTGGTTGTTGAATGGAACCGCTTCTTTGAAGAATCCCTTGAAGTACTGCCCTATACCCTGCATGTCGTATGTGAAGTTACATTCCTCAACACCCCACTCGCGCAATCTTGTCTGGACAACAGAAACGAGCGTCTTGGAGTCGATTCTTGACACGATGAGGTCTTTGCAATGGTTTCCTTCCCAAAGCCACATCACGAAGTTATCGCCGCCGGTGAAAGCAATATCGGCAGAAGCTCTGCGTTTTCCATCTCCTATCTGTTCTGCATTGTCGTAGATTTCATCAAGGTCTTCCATCTTGATCATGTCATCGCCGGCAGCCTTCCAGTTCCAGTTGGCTTCCAGGTCTCGCATACGCTGTTCTTCGTCCTGCTGGGCAAGGTTGGCCAAATATGACACGTCGGTGGACATAAGCTTGATATTCTCTGAGAGGTCGGCACGTATGAACGTGGCAGACTTGATGAACATTTCTAGCTTCGTGTATCCAAGTTCCTCGTAGCTGTCCTTCCAGAGGCTATCGATGATGCCCTTGCACTGCTCGTATACCTCTTCTCTTGTGTCGCCCCAGTAGATTGAGTCCGGTGTATCACCATCCATGAAACAGTATCGTATAACTCCGTCCCGTTCCGGTATGATGTATCCGCTCTCGTCAACCCACCAGTCAATGAACTTTCTTACCCATGATTCAGGGTCCGGGTTACAGGTAATCCAGAATCTGTTTCGGATATGTGCTGCATTTCGGTTATTTGTCAAGAGGTATTTGAATTTCTTGTATGGGCACTGTGTACCCTCATCGATGCAGATGTATGCATACTGTCGTCCCTGGAATCGAGTCTTGAAGTCCTGATACGCTCCGGCGTAGTATGAGAATTTGAGCCATCCTCCGTTATCGAAGTTCCAGGTCATGTCATTTTGTGACTTATTGTAAGTTCCAAATTGGGAGAACAATTTATAAGAGTCTGTCACCAAGGACTGCAAGTCATCTTTTTCGTTACGAAGAATTGTTGCATGAAAATCTGGATTTTTGATATCCTTCAGAACTTCCATTAGGGATGAGAACGATTTGGAGCCGCCTCGCGAGCCGCCAACTATCTTAATATCAGCGTCTATAGACAGCATACGTTCCTGACCGCCACGCTGAGCTATAATCTTCAGCTTGTCGGGATGCTTCTTGTCGGTATCTCTTAATGATTGGATATACTCTTGAGTGTAAATAGGCTCTCCGTTATCCAATTTTAATCCTGAAAACACATCTTTCTGCATAAAAATTCATTTTAATACTGCAAATATACAATTTTTTCTTTGATAATTGCATATTTATTCATATATTTGCAAACAAAAGGTATATTTATACGTTTTCGAGGTGGAGGGACCACTTTCGGGATAACATTTTAATCAAAAAAACAACATGACAAGAGAGGAACTCTTAGCATTAGTGAACAAGGAGGTTGATACCACCAAGTTCAAAGAACTTAGCCAAAAGACCATCGATGAGGAACTTGATGATGTTTTGGAAGATTTCGGTGATGACGAGGAAGCAAATTCCAAGTTGGTTACCAAGTTAGCAAACCGTCTGAAGCGTATCAACGGCAACTTGCACAAGAATATCTCTGACGAGGTAAAGAAGAGCAAGGAGGAAGCTGAACGCAAGAAGAAGGAAGAGGAAGAGGAGCGTAAGCGCAAGGAGGCTAAAAAGGGTGACGATCCTGACGACAAATACTCCAAGCTGCTTGAGAAACTCGAAGCTCTCGAAAAGGCTAACGCAGAAAGAGACAAGAAGGCTGCAAGGAAGGCAACCATCGAGTCAGTAAAGGCAGGTTTGAAGGATAAGTTCGACAAGGCAAACCTTGAAATGAACGACTTTTTCCTTGATACTGCACTCTCTAAGCTGGAGATACCGGACGACGCAGATGTTGTCGAGTTGGTGTCAGCAGCGGAAAATATCTATACTGCCGACTATAAGCGTGCTAATGGCGGAAACGCCGTACCTAGAAAGGGTTCTAGTGCTCCTTCTGGTGAGGAAAGGAAACTCGACGAGCATGAATGGGACGACATTAAGGATATTTGCAAGGACAGAGCTACAAAGGCGACTGTCAAGAAATAATTCAGGATAACATTTTAATTAAGGTAAAAAGATTATGCAGTACAGCAATTATTACGACCAGATGAACGCACAGGGTGCGGTATTCAATGGAACAGTGCTCTTGCAGGCATCTGCTGAGATTGGCGGTCAGAAGCATGTGTACTTCAATCTTAAAGGTGCTGTCAAGGAGGCTTTCAGATACCCTCCTATCGGTGGTATTATCACCAATCCGTTCCCTGGACCTGCTAAGATTTATGCAGGTGATCTCGTTGAGCATAGCCTCGGCTTTGCAGACAACAAGGGTGGCACTATTAAGATTCTGAAGTCTTACGCAGTTGCTAAGGCAACAAGTGCCGCTACAGACACAGATATCTACATCGTTCGTGACGGCTACCATCACATCCCATTTATTGGCGATAAAATCATGGTAGGCCAGAAGGATTTTAAGACAAAGGGAACTGGTGTTTCTGTTACAGCAGTTGAGGCTACAACGGATGCTACAGCAGGTGACGTTTGGAAACTTACCTTGTCTGCTGCATTGGGCGCATTGACCGTTGGTCAGGTTCTCGTTGAGGCTGCTGCGGTTGGTTCTACACTTCCTGTAGTAACAAACCCTAACTGTTTTGCTCCTCACGACTACGACATGCCGTTCTATACTCTTCCTGGAAGCGACGAGTACGAGAAACCTCGTATGATGTTTACACCGTGTCTGCTTGGACCGGATGCGATTTTCATTAAGGACAGGATGAGTCCTCTCCCACCAGCTGTAGAGGCGATGAATATCAGTCGTTACCCAGAGTTGTTCTACACGAACTACTAATTGTTTAACTATTAGATTGTATTTAGGATATGCCAAAGTTTAATATTGAAAATTCGAGGATGGCGAAGTTCTTCTCTAGTAAGGACAACACCAAATACCTCCAGAAGTTTCTTGACGAAAAGGACATCTTTCACGTAAACTATGGCTGGTGGAAGACCCAGGGACGTATTGCTCCTGATCTGACTCCAACCAACAGAAAAGGTGTTGCGACATTCACTGTCGAGGCAAAGAAGCTTCGTGCCGCTACATTGGCTAACATGCGTGCTCCTTTGGCTGGTTCTTTCCAGAAGGATAAGGGAGGCTTGCAGGTTTACTCTGCAACAATTCCAGACTTTATCACAGACGGTATCTACCAGAATGCAGAGGAACGTGAGTATTTGATGAACCAGTTTGAAGAGTTCGGTAATGACCGTGATGTCGTTATGGAATGGACAGATCAGGTTCAGGAGTTGATGGACTCCGTTGATACCACTATGAACTTCATGACAGCAAAGCTTGCTTCTACAGGTAAGCTCGACTACACTGGTATCGGTCGTGGTATTCAGGCTCCAATCCATAAGACCAATATGCCTGCCGATAACTTCAAGAAGTGTGGTAAGGTTGCTTGGGCTGATGAGACCTGTGATATTCTTGAACAGATGCGAGTTCTTGAAGAGAGCTGGCGTAAAACATTCAATCGTAAGGGTCAGCCTCTCGTTTGGCAGATGACCGTCAACACCTTCTTCAATGTGTTCTTGAAGAACAAGCAGATTAAGGAGTTGTGGATCAACTGGTGTAAAGCTCACTATGTAGCTTACGTTGAGGATTATGGTGTGAACCAGGATATGTTCCTGAAGGCATTCGGTGACATCCAGGGTCTTTCTCCTATCGAGCTTGTAGAAGAGGAAGAAACTACTATTCTCTTCGATGGTACACAGAAGACAGAACAGGCTTGGTCAGACAACATCGTTGTTCTTCGTCCTCGTGGCAACGCTTTTGAGTTCGAACACAAGGAGATCAAGGATAAGAAGATGTTCGAGAAGTGGGGTAACAAACTAGTTGACAAGGTGTTCGCAACAACCAACGACGGTCTTGGTTTGCTTGCCAACACAACAATCGCCAACGGTGATTACCTGGAGTGGCATACAGACTTGATGTTTGCTGCTGTTCCAGCTATGCTCGACTTCCCTTACCGTTGGATTATCGACATCACCAAGAAGGGTTAATTCTTTAACGTAACTAGATTGTATGACTATGGATTCGGAGATGAATATTTACACTGTGAACGACTACCTTATTAATAAGGTGAAGTTCGAGATGCCGATGAAGGCTCTGTTGGGCATCATGCACGACAGGGAGCTTGAAAATGGCATCGACCTCGAAGCCTGCGACAAGGACAAGGTGAGACTTGCCTATGCCGACATGCTGAAATGGTTTGTTCTTGGTCCGAGCAAGGTGAACAACACCTCCGATTCCGATAACGGATGGACTCATTCGGGAGGTGGCTATGACATGTCGGACAACGACAGGAGCGAGATGAAGGCAGAGGCTAACGCTATCTATGCAGAGCTGGAGCCTGATTCGATGCTCAAGAAGAAGTCCACCTTCCGGGTGACCTCCCACGGAGTAAAGAGGGCGAATTATTCTCCTTGGGGAGAACCTCTCCCTCACATCATCAAATAAGGCGTATGGAAAAGGAAAACATCAGAAACCCAAGATACCCTCACATCATCAAGATCGTGAGGAAGGTCGTCGGAAAAGCCGACCCTGATGACCCGTTTGCCGATGATGATGCTCCGGTTGGTGAGGACAAGGAAATCATTCTCTACTATGGCGAAGGACGCAGCTACACCGATACCACTACTGAGGGAGATAAGAACGTCGACCAGAACAAGAGGAAGGCATCAATTCCGGTCAGATATGACGAATGGGATGCTGACAGATGTCCTCTTGACGGCGACACCATCTACTCTACTGTCGGAAACAACACTGAAGTAGGTATGGTTAAGGACTGCGAACCGGATAATAACAGGACTGTTGTATATTGGAATTTGACAAGGGTTTAGATTATGACAAGTTTATCAGGTCAGTTTTTACAGGTCGAGAAGAAAATCCGTCAGATGGCTGTAGCAAAGATGCAGCAGAAGATGGAACATGCGGCTGAAATGACAATGAAAGCTGCTGACAAGTCTCGCAACTACGATGACGTAACCGGTAACTTGTACAAGTCAACCGCTATCGGTACATATTACAACGGCTCATTGCAGTCGATTCATTACGCTCCTGGCCCAGAGCCAACCCGAGTGACCCTTGCGGCCGGGGAAAGATACAACCTTGATAAGTATTACCGAAGTTCGTTCTCCTTCAAGGAAAGCGGAAGGAGACCTTACAAGGGTGAATACGGAGAAGGTGGTGAATATGGTCCAAACGCGGCGTGGGATGAACTTGTTTCAAGGGAGCACAGCAAAGGAAAGTACGATGCTACATGGCAGATGCTTCTAGTTGCCGGCGTAGATTACGCAAAGTTTGTCGAGGTGAAGAGAGGACACGACGTGATTACCTCTCTCAGAGAATATTTGGTTAGATACTTTAGATCGATGTAAGATATGGTTAGTATTAAGACTCTATATTTCGATGTCGGTAATGCTATGAAGGGAATTTGCGACAAGCTCTACTCCCGGAGCCGACCAAAGGCAGTTGATACAAAAAAAATCAACAGCTATATCGTGGTATACTTCCCATCTAGTATCTACAACAACGAGATGAACTCAAGTGGAGTATACAATGATTTCACCACTACAGCTCAAATCGAATTGTATGTGCGCGATAAAGCTTCAGCAAGAAATCCAAACACATTTGATGTTTCTAGCGTTGACGAGAAAGTCCAGGAAATTATGGATAAATTCCCAATCTCTACAAAAAATCTCATTGTTTCCAATCCTCGTATAACACTACAGACAGACGACGGCGCAGGTTTTTCCGTGACAATCATACAGGGAAGGTTACGTACGAAATAAGTATTCAGGTATAACAATTTAAAATATTTTAGATTATGGCTATGACAACTATTGACAAGATGAAGGACATTTTCAATGGTCCTAAAACTCTGCTCTACTCAAAGGCTATTACCGATTTGAGCAAGGCTACAGTTGACATCACCCCAGAGGTTGAACTTCCGGTTACCGTTGACTCGCTGAAGGCAACTATGGATGACCCAACCGTAAACCACTACAAGGTTATCGGTCTTGCTGGTGACTGGGCAACTACCGCAGAGCTCGGCGACTTCAACGTAGAGTTCGTTGTTCCTTCAAAGGCAAAGGACTTGCTGACAATTATGTTCGGCGAGGATGCTATCACCGAGCTGACCAAGGTTACCCTGAAGGGTACAGGTGACGCTACTCTCGATGCTACTACCGGCTTTACAGGTATCGCTGTTGAGCCTAAGAAGTTCAAGATCAAGGGTACTATCGTTATTGTTGACGACGAGAAGGAGAACCTCATGGTTATTACCAACATCGCTCTCTACGCTACCTTGCAGTGGGATAACTCTGGTACTGAGCCTGTTGCGTTTAAGTTCTCAGGTTCTATCGAGGGTGCAGGTAAGCGTAGCATCGCTTGGCTTACTAAGGCTCCAGCTGCTGGTGAACCAGGCATTGGCGGTTAATCAAGTAAAGGCTTCTTTAGGTAATTAGATTCAGGATAACAAACCGTTGGGCGGCAGGCTAATCAACAGCCGTGCCGCCCTTCTTCATTTAATAGCATACAATCATGGCAGAAGAAAAGAAAATTGAGCAGCCTTCAGTGGACTTGCAGGAGTTGCTTGACAGCGTGCTGCACGACGAGCCTACCGAGTTCGTGTTCAGAGGAAAGAAGCACAAGCTCGGCTGGCTTCGCAAGGGAACCATGAGCAGGTGTTCTCATATCAGGGCTAAGGAGAAGAACGAATGGAAGCGCAACGTCAAGATTTGCGTCTGTATTCTCCTCAACAACATCTGGAAGATACGATTCCTGTATTGGATCTACTGGCGCTGGCTCTACTACATCAAGGATGTGGACATGGCCGAGGTGCTGAGAGTCCTCGATGTTTCTAAAAAAAAAATTCCATCGAACGCATTCTCACTGGCTACCATATTAGCGACCGGGATGACGGACGTGATGATGACGATGACGAGGAGCGAAGTAAAAGCTATCCAAGCAGAACAAGCTGGGGAGCAGCCTTCTCACTAGCGGAGAAGTTCGGTTTCCTCTTTCAGCGCAAGTACTTCATCGCAGCCTACGACTACTGGTGGGGCTATTCGTCGGCACAGATTGACCTCATGGTTGCAGACCAGCCTCTTGTCGTCTATCCAAAGGCCAAGAAGGAAGGCGGTCCGAAGAAGCATACCAAGAAGGAGATGGATGACCTCTACGACAGATGGATGGAAAAAAAGAAGAATGAGGGAAGCCTCGTTGGCAAGAAGATAAGTCTTGCAGATTACTTAAACAATAAACTCTAATTTAAAAATATTCAGGATATGGCAGGTGTAAATATGGGAGACCTCAGTTTCTCGCTCACTCTAAAATCTAGAATTGAAGAGGAAACCAAAAAGATTATCAGAGAATTAAACAAGGTTGATTCTACTGGTAAGCAGGCACAGAATGCTTTGGAAGCAATATCCGAAGCAACAAAAGGTATTGGAGATAAGGGAGGTCGTAGTTTTGAAAAGCTAAACAACTTCGTTAAAGAATTACGTCGTAATATTGGCGTATTTTCAAGCGAAGATTTCTTCAGTTCGAAAAAACTCCAGCAGTTGGAGTCTGTCCAGGACGGGTTGTACAAAATAGGCCGCATACTCGGAGAGGTGTCTAAGGAAGGTGCTGGATTCAACATATTCCCTAACAGTGTTTCCACTGAGGCAAACAAGGCAGAGAGAGAACTTTATAAGTTATCTTCTATTATTGACGAAATCAATAAACGCCATGGTGAAGGCATACAGATGTTTGGAGTCGATTCAACGAACAACATACGTCAGTCGTTGTCAGAGCTGTCTAAATACAGAACTGAATTAGAACAGATCAGGAATAACAGAGGTATTCATCCTATCACAGGACTCACTGCAACTGATGTCGTAAAGAGTTCCGGGTATCTTAATGCTATAGATAAAGCAAATACTTATGCAAAGGTTATAAAGGACGCAGCACGCGAGGCAAAAGAGGCAGAGAGGCAACGCCAGAATGATTTGAAGAACACGGAGCGTCGGTATGATTCTCTCGGAAATAAGGTTCGCCAGCTCCGCTCTGAATACAGCCGAGGAATTTCTGTCGGAGCAGATGTTAGTAAAGCAGAAGCTGAGATTAGCAGGCTCCTTTCTTTAATGAGGGATCTTAGAACTATCAAAGACAGACTCAATTCAGAGAACTGGAAGGATAGCCTCGGTATGCTTGGCAATATCGGTAGTGGCCACGATACCACATTAGCTTCTAGGGTTCTTCAAGATCAGAAAACAGTAAACCAAGAGGTTCAGAAAGGTATCGAGCTTGAACAGAAGCGTCAGCAGGAAATTGCTCAGTCTGCTGCAAGAGCACGAAACGATCTCGCAGCAGCATTCGCCGGAGCAAACGCTGAAGCGAAGAAGATGCAATCCATAGTCGGAGACATCAAGTCTCTCTTCTTACAGGGAGGTATTGTCTTTGGAGCGCAGCAATTCTTTAATTCAATCGTACAAACCGGTGGTGAGATTGTTCAGCAGCATGTTGCGTTACGCTCCATCCTTGGTGATGTACAGAAGGCTGACGAGCTGTTCGCTCAGACACAGCAACTTGCGTTGCAGTCTCCATTCAAGTTTGGAGAGCTGAACCGAGATGTCAAGCAGCTGGCTGCATTTGGAGTCGAGGCAAATGACTTGTATGATACCACAAAGCGACTTGCGGATATTGCATCTGGTCTTGGTGTAGACTTCGGACGATTGGGTCTTGCATTTGGTCAGGTAAAGGCTCGTTCTTGGCTCGATGGTAAGGAGTTGCGCCAGTTTGCTTACGCAGGACTCCCTCTCTTACAGAGAATTACGGAGCTTTACAATTCAGAAGGAAAGAACGGAAGGAACAATTATACCCAGGCAGATGTCAAGAAGATGATTAGTGCTAGACAGGTTAGCTTTGAGGATGTCCAGAAGGTACTTTGGAAGATGACGGACGAGGGTGGTCAGTTCTACAACATGCAGTTCGTTCTGTCCGAAACATTGCTTGGTCGATGGAATAAGCTCATTGATGCCTGGGACATTATGCTTGGAAAGTTCGCAGAAGGCAAGAATGTTGTCGGAGGTACTTTCTCATTCCTTATTAATAGAACAACAGATTTGATTCTGGCTTTGGATAAGGTCTCTAACGCAGCACTTGCATTCGGTGCTATGTATGCTTTGCGTAAGGGTGCGACAGCCATTGCTTCAAGAGTTGGTATAAGCAGTAACCTTGCAGCTTTGCGGGCTGAACAACAGGTAAAGCTAAGAACTTTCGCCGTAGAACAGCAGCAAGCTCTCATTGAAGGTAAGATAACCCAGGAAATAATGAGGCAGAATATTGCTGACTACCAGGGAATGCTGAATAGCAAGATTAATACCAGAAATGCTGTAGAGCAAGCTGCACTAGAGGGAAGACTTAGCGCGTTGAAGATGCAAAAAGCTTTCCGCGAGGGTCTAATATCCAAGGAGATGATCGAACAGCTTCGCCTTATGGGTATGATAAGCGCAAAGGAGTCCGAGCTTATAACTAAAGAAGGAACAAGGGCAAGAATGTCGCTTGCTGTTAACCAGGCAAAAGGAAAGCTTGGAGGATTCTTCTCAGGATGGAATATTGCAACACTTGGTATTACTATAGGAACAGCTCTGTATTCGGCATATAGTCAGTTCAAGGACAGCATCAAACAGGATACCGATAGGATAAACGAGACTGCGAAAACAACAGTAAAGACACTATCTGATACGTTATCGGAAGTTGGCAATAAAGGCACTGGCGAGACTCTTCAGCAACAGGTAGACAAGATGACTGATGTCCTTAAACAGAGCGGACTCTATACAGACTCCATTAAGGAACAGATAGATAGTACTGATGACCTCGGCAAGGAGTATGATATCTTAAAACAGAAAATCATTGACGCTAGGAATGAGAATAATTTCACTCCAAGCGAAGGAGAGAACTTCGCAAAGGCAAAGAAGGCTTCTGGTGCTGGATTCGCAGGTGGAGCAAGTTGGTTCGGTCAATGGACTGGTATCGGTCAAGACGATATTGACGAGAACATAAACGACGTTGCAGGGAACCTTGCTCAACTCCAGATGAAGATGGAGAAATTCGGTGATTCTACCAAGTCATCAATGGAAAAGGTTGCAAATTCTATCCTTGGTGCAAGGGCTGCTGGAATGACATTTGAGGAAAAAATAGCCGAGATATGCAGTTCGAGAGGTGTAAACGGATATTGGGAGACATTTGTCAAGAAGGTAAGTAACGGAAACAAAGATGTTGAAGATGATCTCCGTGGGTTAGAGGACGACTTGGATGACTTTAGTGGAAACTTTGGTCAGATAGCTACCGACGATATTCCTAAATATCTCGAATATATGGCCAAGAGTAGGAATATGGACATGGTTGAGTTCTCAAGGTGGTGCAAACAGCACCCGGATAAGTTCAGAACCATGCTTGACCAAATGTTATCTGAGGCGAACAAGAAAGTTCCTGGTCTTGTAGCGAGACTTCAAAGCGTAGCTATGGCTATTTTGAACATAGGAAAAGCAAAGCTACAAGAAGGCAATACTGGTCCAAAAGTTTGGAAAAACCCTAACAAAGTAGGAACTATCGAAAGAAAAGTCTTCGGCAAGCTACAAAAGGCAGGAAAGCTTAAAGGAGGAACAGGTGGTTTCTGGCAGAAGGAAATGGCCGAGTATCTCCACAATCTGAATGGAGGAAATAGTAACGGATGGACTTCATTCGGAGAGGCTGTAAGAAAGAGATATAAGGAGGTCCGTGACGAGAACGACAATGCAAAGAATGCAGGCGACAGGCAACCATACGTAAGGGAGCAGCGAATGCTTGAAGCAATAGCGGCTCAGTCTGGAATAAGTCTTGATGTAGGCAAGAACAAGGTTACTGGTCACTTCGGGAAAGATAAAAACAAGAATGGTCGCGAAGAAGATAAACAGCTGAAGAATCTCCGTGAACGCATCGAATTATACAAGAAGATGTATGCCGAAATCAAGAAGTTCAAGGAACTATACGGAGAGGGCGCGCTTGGACAACTTGCAAACGACGGAGAGTTTGAGGCTATCTTTGATGACAAGAAGAGGTTCCCTATCTCTGACTATACTAACTACGAGACTTCTATCAAGGAGCTCTTGCGGACTCTCCCTACATCAACAAAGGACAGATTGGACTATGCTGCAAACGAGAAGGCTGGCATTCAAACTGAAAACCGAAAACTTCTCGAAGACCAGCGCAGAGACGAACTGGATGCACTCAACAGACAGCTTGATATTATCTCCGAACAATACGAGACGTATAAGAAAATATACGAGCTGACAGGAAACAAGAAGGGTTCTGAAAACATAGCTTTCGGAGGAACTGTTCAATTTGATACATACAAGAAGTTCCTGGAGAAACAACTTGACATTGCGGTAAAGCACGACAATGTTCAGTCCGGGCTCAACTTGACTACGGATGAGGTTAAGGGAATGAGTCTTGAAAATGTCAAGGATAAGTATGGCGAGGAGGCTCGTGTTTACGACATACGCAAGAAGCTGGAAGATGAGAACAATAAAATTAAGAAGGAGACCATCGACCTGATGGCTAGTCTGATTGAAAAGAATGCAACCATCGCCCAGCAGATTGAGGATGAAAACCGCAAATACGAGAGACAGCTTGAGCTCATCAAGGGCATCGAAGACCCACAGATGAGAGACAGAGCCAAGGCCGGAGCCACAAAGACTCACAACGAGAATGTGGCAAAGCTTCAGTTCGATCAGTTCAAGCAGGAGTCTGACTGGGTTGCTATCTTTGATGACCTTGACAGGGTGTCTTCCGCTACAATCAACTCGATGATTGAGAAGATTGACCAGTTCTCCATGACTACCGGCCTGTCTGTAGAATCAATCAAGCAGTTGAGGGATGCCTTGGATAAGCTCAGAAATGAGCAGATTAGCAGAAACCCGTTCGGCTTCATCTTTGGAGGGGTGAATCGCGGTAAGGCTATCGGAAAGTTCATAAATGAGCGTCTTGGCGGCATGGATGATACCGCGAAGATATTCGTCAGCAAGGAGGAGGCTTCGAGACTCGGAATCGCTGGCGGCGTAAGAACCAAGGCGAGCCTGAAGAATGATCAGCAGTCTGCATACGCAGACTCGTCTAAGGCCATTTCTGAACTTGCGACGAAGATACAGGCGCTCAGCACGGTTCTTGACCCGGTAATCAATCTATTCAAGGCTATGGGCGAAGAGGATTCAATCCTTGGTCAAATTGTTGGTGGAGCATCAGGCGCATTCTCTTCGGCAGCAAGTACAGCCGGGGCTTTTGATACCCTCGGCAAAATGAAGGGTCTCGGGTTCCTCAAAGGTGCTGGTCCATACGCAGCAGCCGCTTCCGCAGCGTTGAGCATTGGCGGTTCGCTCATCAAGGCGTTCGGTGCAGACTACAGCAGCTACAACAAAGCGAAGGCTGAGTACGATAACCTTACCTCAATTTGGGATTCTCTCATCTCCAAGAAGACTGAGTACATGAACATCCATTGGGGTACAGAGGCTACAGAGGCATCCAAGGAAGCCCAGGAAATGCTTAAGGCGGAGATTGAGCAGACTAAGGTTATCGCGCAGAAGAGGCTCAATGCCGGTGCGTCAGCTGGCTCCCACTCTATCAAATATAGAATGTGGAAGGGTTCATATAAGTACAATGGTCAGAACTGGCGTGATGTTGCCGGAGAAATCTCTTCGAAGTACGGAGTCCAGTTCAACGGCATGGAAGACATGCTCAACATGAACGCTGATACATTGTCGAAGATTAAGAAGGATTACACTGGTCTTTGGGCTAACATGGACTCAGATTTCAGAGATTACCTGGAAAAGCTCATTCAGTATGGCGAGAAGGCAGATGACATGATTGAGGCTCTTACAGAGAAACTGACCGGTAACAAGTTCTCTGACTTGGTGTCTTCCTGGGGCGACGCAATGTCAACTATGGCCAATGGGTATGAAGACTTGTTGGATGGCTTTGAAGGAAAATTAAAGAACACCATCTTGAACTCCATGATTGAGAATACATATGGAGACAAGATTAAAGCTCTTTTGAAGAAGACTCAGGGATACGCAGAGAATGACGACAAGATCAAGGATTCCAGCGGAAATGTCATTTCTGAATACACGGGAGCCGAGTATGCCGACGTAAATAAAAACACTGAGGAGCTATCAAAGCAAATCGAGGCAACACGCGACTATCTCAAGAAGACTTACGGTTGGTCTGATAATAGCAGTTCGTCATCAAGAAACTCTGTAAAGGGTATTACGGAGGAACAGGGCGATGTTTTTTTGTCGTACGTCAACGGCATCAGACTTGATTGCTCCGTCATGAGGGCTGAGCAGGCTAAGTACTACCCAGAGATGAGCGAGATTGCCAAATCTCAGCTGACACAGCTCAACGCGATTGCTCGAAATACGTTACGCAATGCGGATGCGGCCGAGAGGATTGAAAGTATATTCGTTGAGTATAACGACAACTTCAACAGAGTTCTTAACGGAACAAAATCATTGAAGATGAAGTAATAATCTGGGGCGCGGATCTATATTCGTGCCCTCTTTTGTATATTTATGCATTTTTAATTGAATATTTCTTGCATATTTATTCTATTTTTCGTATATTTGCAATTATAAAAAGTTGAATTAAGGTATGAAAGATTATTTCAGGATATACATGCAGAAGGAAGGCGATGGGAATGAGGTGAAGGACTCCATCGCCGACTTCGGTATGTATGTTAGCGAGAATCCGTTCAAACCATGCGATGCCGTCAAGGAACCCATAAAAAGGGAATGGCACGACGAGCATGGTGATGACGAATATATCGGCAAGGATGGACTCTACATGGCTGCATACGAGAATAAGGTCAAGTTCCTGTTCAAGGGCGATGCTTTTGGAGCCAACGATAAGTGCAAGGCTTTCATTGACTATCTCCGCATGTCTGGCATGATGAAAATGTACTGCGACTTCAATAAGATTGGAAGGCAGCATGTGAGACTGAAGAGCATTGATCCGGACCTATACAGATATCCGGGCAGCGAGGACTTGCTTATTCTCTCTATTACTTTCAAGATTAACGACCCTGTTACTGATATCAATCCGATTATGGATACACAGGGCAGAATTTCAAATTTAGGATAATACTGACACATGAGTACTTGGAATATTTATCATAAGGATGGCTCGAAGCTGACAGACGTTAACGAAGAGCAGATAACCGTTCATGGATTGGAATACTCCGATTCTTGGATGGGTGAGTGCTTCGTGACTATCAATTTCAAGCATGAAGTGCCTATCAACTTCCAGATAGGCGACTATATTGTCTATCGTGGCGAGCGGTTCGAACTCAACTACGAGCCTGGCAAGGACAAGCAGGCAAGACCTGACACCTATGGTGAGGGCTTTGTATATGACAGTGTAAAGTTCAACGCATTGCAGGATGAGCTTTCTAGGGCTGAGTTCCTTGATGTGGTATTGAATGATAATGAACTCCACTACACTACCCTACCGAAATTTCCATTCTACGTACAGACTCTGGATGATTTGCTCGATAGGATCCAGGCGAACCTTGACGACCAGATTGGTGCAGGTCTTTGGAAAATTTACTCTAGAAACATGGAACGTTCCGTGCAGCGTGGATGCCTCGCGAGCGACTGGCTGTCAATGTACGGCGAAGGAACAAACGATAACGTCATCGAATCGATGTCTATCACAGTGGATTCACAGACCTGTTGGCAGGCCCTTTCGCTTGTGAACGAGAAGTGGGACATAAACTTCATCGTCAGAGGAAGAAACATATATGTCGGTACTACCGGAATACAGGCAAACCATATCTTCAAGTATGGCCTCGGTAATGGATTATATGAGATTGTTCAGAACGCTGATTCCGATCAGAGAGTCGTTACAAGACTAAGAGCCTATGGTTCTGAGAAGAATCTTCCTTCCCACTACTATGCGGACCTCGGTGTCAAGTACGTGGCGAATATCACGAAGGTCGTCGGAGCCAGCACGAATGTTGAACTTGAACTGGACCTCGATTATATAGAGACATATTTCAAGAATCCGAGAAAGTATATTGTTTCTGGAGAAACTGGCGAACAGTCTTCTGGTTGGGTGCTTAAGGTTACATTTGATTTCAAGACTGAGATTACCGGTTATGTAACACAGAAATACAATACCAATAAGTGTAGATTCTATTCGGAATACAGGGGAACTCAAGTAGATAGCGGTGACGAAGAGTCAAGGGAAAACCTTAACACTTTCATCGCTCAGGTTAAGGCAGGAAAGACGAAGATGTATATCACATCCGGCCTCAACAAGAAAAATGTTCCTTCGTCCATGAAGGAACATGCAGAGAATCTCCCGAACAATATGTCAATCAACAGGCTTATGCTGCCTGGATTTCCCCATGTATCGCTGAGTGACTTCTATGATTCGCTCACGGATGAAGAGAAGAAGTACGTGAACCCTACCGGAAAACAACACAGATTCTCTACTGACCCGCATAGACCATACATCGATTCCATCAACATCGATCAGATTGGTCTTCGTTCGGCATCGCAGTTCTTCGATACCGATGATAAGACGAATGGAGTCGTAGAAATCTACCCTACAATCGAAGAAATGGTTGTCGGTGGCGTGCGCGTGGATGAGATTGACGAGGGTGTCGCTCCTGATGATGACGGCCGATATGATGGCGACCCTGGTCCGAATAATGTTGATATTTATCTCAGCAAAGCTGTTGATTTCGATATAAAAGATTTAGCGGACGACGATTTCTCAATCTCCATGAAAGATGGTATGTGCGGTGGCCGAACGTTCAAGGTAGCATCCTCTACCAAGGTAGATGGAAGATGGAGACTCACTATCGAGCGAATCAAGGACGATGCTCTTGAGCTTTGGTTCCCATACAAGGACTATCCTATCAAGAAAGGAGACCATTTCGTTCTTACCGGCATCACCCTTCCCGATTCGTATGTCAATGCTGCATCTCTGAAGCTTCTCAAATACGCCATAGCATTCATTGACAAGAATGACTACACCAGGTATGTCTATCAGCCTAAGGTAGATGAGATTTTCATGGCAAGGCAGCACGACCAAGCGGAGGCAGACGACACCGGAGTTATCAAGAGCCTCCACGATACGCTTAAAGCCGGCGATCTGATGAACTTCAATGATACAGACCTCAATATCGAAGGAATCATCTCTATCGACCAGCTCACGATCAAGGAAGAAGATGGCAAGATACCGACATACGACATAACTCTCCGTGAGGATAAAGAGGTTGGAACTATCCAGAAGATTCAGCAGCAGATTTCGTCGATCAAAAGTGGAAATGGCGGAACTGGTGCAGGTTTGACAACTACACAGGTTAAGAATCTGGTTGCGACAGAGGGAAGCAAACACTTCATCTCAAAGATAAACGATGACATCGCAAAAGGTACAGTTACCTGGGAGAAGGTGCAGAAGTTTGTAAGTGGTCTGTTTGTCGGCAATTTTAATGCTGAAAATGGTGGCAGCTGGACTCCAGATGCAGAAGGTCGTTCGCACCTCATCACAGATTACTTGGAGGTAAGAATGAAGGCTATCTTCGAGGAGCTGGTCATCAATAAAACATCCACCATCGGTGGTAAGGAGATAATCTCTCCTGCTGGCGGTGTGGTGGCTCATAAGGTAGAAGAGGTTACTGTGACATATAATAATGTGTCACAGAAGGCTTATCGTTGCTATTTCTTAGCAGAGCAGGAAGGCGATGCCGTGGATAATGATTTCGCTGTTGGCGACCAAGTGCGCTCGGAATCATTCAATGTTCGCAAGGGCACTTATCACAAGGCTGGCAATCACTTCTATTGGCGATTGGTAATCGGTCGTGATGAAGACCCTGTAGAGCTGGAAGGAAAGAAATATCATTATATCGACCTCTCTGATACCGATTGCGCTACGGCAAGCGACGTACCTGCTAAAGGTGATGTGCTCAACCAGTGCGGTAACAGAACCGATGTAGAACGTCAGAACTGCCTTATCTTCTCTGCGGTAGATACCTATTCTCCATCCATCAGCCTCTATCACGGCATCAATAGCTACTCCTTTGCAAACAAGGAGTTTGTGGGATATGGTGTGAATAAGAAGACCAACAAGGCATTTTTCAATGTTTATGGCGATATGTATGTAGGCGACCGACCTACCAAGGATAATGGTTACGAGGGAAGCAGCTACGTCAAGTATGACAGCGCAACCAAACAGGTAGTCATCAAGGGTAAGCTCTCCGCAAAATCAACCGTAGATGGCAAGGAATTGTCTCAGTACATCAAAGAGAACTCAGCGAAGGGCTTGACCGAGGAACAGGTGAATAATATCATCAATAACTCGCAGGTCATAGCTGACTTGCAGAATCAGGTTGATGGAGCTATTGAAACGTGGTTCTATGATGGTGTGCCTACGTTGACCAATGCTCCAGCCAGCAGTTGGACGACCAATAAGGATAAAGATACCCATCTGGGCGACTTGTATTACGACAACAAGACGGGCAAGGCATACCGCTTTGCCAAGGATGGGAACACCTACAAGTGGACTATCATTACGGACACCGACATTGCTAAAGCCCTTGCTGATGCAAGTAAGGCGCAGGAAACGGCAGACGGAAAGATGAAGGTGTTCAGCAGTCAGCCTACACCGCCATATCAAGTGGGTGATATTTGGGTTAATGCTACCTATCCGTCTGACGGAAGTACATACAAGAATGAGGTGTTGCGCTGCCAGACCGACAAGAAGGCTGGTTCTCAGTTCGCTATTGCCGATTGGATTAAAGCTTCCAAATACACCGATGACACCGTGGCTAACGCAGCAAAGAAGGCAGCGGAAGAGGCGAAGAAGGCGGCAGAGACCGCACAGACGAACATTACGAATCTCGGCAAAACCGTCACCATCAACAAGAAGGCATTCGATAGCTATGTCAAGGATGGCTACCTAGAGCCTTCCGAGATTGCGGCTATGGCGCAGGATTCCAAGCGACTTGAAGATGATTTCGCAGCCGCTGAGAAGTCATACAATGAGGTGAAGGGAGCAGAGGTGCTGAAGAGCACCAAGGAACTTACCGACCTCAACACCGCTTTTGCTACCCTCACTACTGCCAAGACGGAACTCGTTACGTATCTGTCAGACATATCAAGCAGATACAATGCGGCTGATACTAACGGCAAGGCTACTATCGTATCTGCCGTGGGAACGAAGTTTACTAACTTCCAAAGCGCATATTCGGCATTTTACGATAAGTTGGGTTTGGCAAACGCCTATATCACTAGCAAGATATATGGCGACTTGAAGCAGAATATTACCGACCTTGCAGGCTACAAGTATATCAAGGACGCACTCGGTCAGACAACAGATATTGATGGCGGTCTTGTAATGACAACACTCCTTGCTTTGAGAGACGCAGACGGAAACATTCAGAGTGGTATCAACGGAGCGATAGACACGAACAGAGGAAAGAAGAGCATCGCAACTTGGTGGGGTGGTCAGATGGTGGATAAGGACTACAATAGCGGAAGCCTTACTCCTGCTACTTCCCTCGTTCGCTTTGACGGTTCGGGCTATCTCGCAAATGGTGCAATCTGGTGGGACGTGGACGGAAAGGTTCACGCTGACCCTACATCATTTATCATCAGCGAGAAGAATCTTGGCGCATACCTTGCATTCTTTGAGCCTACATGGAAGAGCGGTAGCAATGGCACTAACATAAAAGACCTTGTGGCTTTGACTCCGCAAGCTCCTTTTACGACACTCAGCGTAAGCAATGATTTGTTGGTAGAGGGAAAGCTTAAGATTGGTAGCATTACCCTCAGCGTGGTAAATGGCGCATTGAAGATTGATGGCAATGTGTATTCCACAGGTGGCATGAGCGCATACGGCGAGGGCACTAGCAATGGTGGTGGCTTGAACGGAAGCATCGTTCCTTTCGACAAGGCTAAGTTCTTGACGGCACAAAACGAGGGAACGGAGATTGCTTCAGCTTGGTCTATCAAGAAGCTCTATGATATGATTAACAGCATTGATGTCACAGGACAGCTGGCTGGCTACTTGAAGAAGACGGAAGCATCTACCTTGTATCAGCCAAAGGGGAACTATCTCACCTCCCACCAAGACATCAGCGGAAAGAGTGACAAGACACATACGCACAGCGTGAAGATTAATGGTGTCACGAAGACCATAGCAGCCACAGGTGGAACAGCCGTTGACTTGGGAACTTACCTTACTTCTCATCAGTCCTTGGCTGCTTACTTGAAGTCTGCCGATGCGGAGAAGACCTATAGCAAGTTGGGACATACCCACGCATTCAGCGAGATTACGGGAAAGCCAACAACACTTGCTGGCTATGGAGTCACCGATGGAGTCAATGCGGTATCGGTCACAGGCAATGGGAACGCCGTTACTAGCGCAAGCATAGACGGTCACACCTTGACTTTGACAAAGGGAAGCACATTCTCCCTCAGCGGTCACACCCATACCTTCGCTAGCTTGACCTCAAAGCCTACTACAATAGCAGGATATGGCATCACGGACGCTTATACCAAGGCGCAAGTGGACTCGACTGTGGCTAAGTATCTCCCTCTAGCTGGAGGAACAATAACAGGTGCGCTTACCGTCAACGGCATCGCTACCTTCAAGAGCAAGGTTGCCATTGGCGACATCTACATCATCAACGATGGAAGCGGCAATCTCTACGTTCAGAAGACGGACGGAAAGACCGCCGCCAACTTCTATGCGACAGGCGGCATCACGGCTTTCGGTGCTTCTTCCGTCAGCGGTGGCACAGGAGGCGGATTGAACGGCTCTGTCCTTGGCTTCGAAAAGGCTACAGCCATGACTTCCGCCGACAATGGAGACAGCAGCAAGACGGAAGTTTCATTCCTTGCTACTGCTTGGAGCATCAAGCAGCTCAACGACAAGATAAACGCATTCGGAACAGGCGTGTTCTCCGACTATCTTACGATAGCAGCTGCCAAGGCTACCTATCAGCCAAAGGGCAATTATCTGATTTCGCATCAGACCATCTACGGCTTGACTATTCAGAAGAATGGCACAAGCCTAGGCACTTACACCCCTAACTCTGCCGCGAAGACCATAAACGTAACCGTTCCTACCAAGCTGTCCGAACTCAGCAATGATAGCGGATATACAAAGAACACTGGTACGGTTACATCGGTTGCTATCTCTGTCCCTACAGGTCTTTCGGTCAGTGGCTCGCCTATCACGACCCATGGAACTATTGCCATTTCCCTTGCTTCGGGCTACTCAATACCAACTACAGCCAAGCAGACGAATTGGGACAAAGTGTATAATTGGTATACTGGTATCACGGCTACGGACACGGACGACATCATCAATAAGTGGCAGGAGGTTATTGCGTTCCTTGATGGCATATCCTCGTCTACAGATCTCAACGCTATTGTCGATGGCATCAACACTTCAATTTCCAATGAGGTAACGAGGGCTAAGGCTGCGGAAAGTACTTTGACTACAAATCTTAATAGTGAAATTACAAGGGCCAAGTCTGCTGAGTCTACGTTGACAACAAACCTCAATGCCGAGATAACTAGGGCAAAGGGCGCAGAATCCACCTTGACAACGAATCTCAACAATGAGATAACTAGGGCGAAGAATGCGGAAAACACCTTGAATAACAAGTTCGCTAATTACCTTCCTCTCGCAGGTGGCACTATGACTGGTGTGCTCGCCTTAAAAGGCGGTATGTTTGAGGATGCTTACAATGGTGCGTTGAACATGCAGAACTCGGACATTTTCGGTCTTAACAGCATCTACACGTCTGACAAGTCCGACTCGCAAGCGGAAGGCATTCACTTCTATAGGGACGCTACCCATGTGGACACTCTCCGCATGATGGACGGCAAGCTGCTCTTCACCCCTAATAGGGAATTGGGAAAGACCGCAACCGAGTATGAGGTTATTCATAGCGGAACGATTGGCAATCAGTCTGTTAACTATGCGAAGTCGGCAGGAAATGCAGATACTCTTGACAACATTCATGCAAGTGGTCTCTTTACGGCATTAGCTAACAGCGGAAACAACATTTCCGTCACGATAGGAGGAACTAACAAGACCTTGACGGTTGGCTATGCGACAAAGGCGGCACAGCTTTATACGGCTCGTACCTTGTGGGGGAATAGCTTTGACGGCACGGCTAACATAAGCGGACAGATTACATTCCCTAACGTGACAAGTGGTTTTGCAAATGGCGTGAAGTGGCAGGTAGGAAACAACGACTATGCCATCATTCGTGGTGGTGCTACTGGGTCAGATGGCGGCTACTTGGAGATTGCAACGGCAGATGGAACCAACGAGCCTATTTACGTTCGCCAATACTGGGGTGCGTTCACCACAATCAAGCGAACCTTGACGCTCTTGGACGCATCGGGAAACACAATATTGCCTGGCAAGTTGAACATCGGTGGCATTGTGGTGGAATATGATGCTACAAACAAGGCTTTGAAAGTGAATGGCAACTTGTATGCTACTGGAGGTATCACAGCCTACGGAGAGGGAAGTGCTGGAACAACAGGAAGCAACAACTTCTCGGCAAAAGCGTATGCCGATTCCATCAAGCTCACAAGCGAGAACCTTAGCGAGATTGCAAGTGCCTATTCCATCGCCGTGCTTAACAACTCGTTGAACGCTGCCATTGGTAGAATCTCCACCTTGGAGGGTGGTAGCGCAACAAGCATTGAAACCACAGGCTCAGGCAATGCCGTAACTAGCGTGTCGAAGAGTGGAACAAAGATAACCTTCACAAAAGGCTCTACATTCTCGCTCAATGGGCATACACATACTTTTGCAAGTTTGACCTCTAAGCCAACAAGTCTCAGCGGATATGGTATCACAGACGGTGTGAATGCCGTTAGCGTAACAGGTTCTGGGAATGCGATAACAACCGCATCTATCAGTGGGCATACCTTGACCTTGACGAAGGGTAGCACATTCAGCTTGTCTAACCATACTCATTATGTGGGAACGACACAGATACAAAGCAGCAGTGCCGAGCAAGCCTTGACAGGAATAACCAAGATAGACAACATCTTGAAGTTGTCAAAGGCTAGTGTCACCGTCAACACAAGTCACAAGGCTGAGCAGAATCGCTTGGTGATTTATGGAACTACCTATGGCAACGATGCAAACTACATCAAGTCGGCTGGAAAGCTGTCCTATGGCGATGGCGGTCCACAATTGGTTTTCTCGACTAGCGAGAATCCAGACGCAAGTGGCGTGCAATCGGCTGCATTGGTTTATACTGACCATGACAAGATTGGAACAGGAGTAAGCCTTTCGTTCGTGACGAACCAAGGCGATGCCTACTTTATTGCTCCACACATCAAGGCTCTCACGGCGTTCCAAGGAAACCTTGCGTGGAGCTATATCACCAACAAGCCAACCACTTTGTCGGGATTTGGCATTACGGATGGCTTGCGCTCGGTTACTCAGCCAAGTGGAAGCAATGTGTTCGTGACTGGCATATCCACCAGTGGAACAGCCATCACCTACACCAAGAGCTACACGAAGAAGAGCCTTTCTGCGGTGGGCACTTCGGGATGGACTAACGCATCGATCGATGGCAACATCATTCCTGACATGAGCTTCATAGCTTATTGGAACGGAGCATGTAGTGGCACAAAATCAAACCTCGCCTATTGCAACAAGGGTGCTTTCGGCTCGTTTGCCATCAAGAACAGCCTTGCTTTCTCTGAACTCACCAACAAGCCAACAACGATAAGTGGGTACGGCATTACTGATGCTTATACGAAGACGCAGGTGGATGCCATCGCCGCAAAGTACTTGCCTTTGACAGGTGGAACGCTCACTGGGCAGCTTAAGATTGTGGCAAGCGCATTGAATGGTGCTTACAATGGATTGCTCATTGGCGATGATTGCTACATTGGTGATTGTAACTTAGGCAACACTATCAGCTTGATGGGCGTTGGCAACAACAACGCTGGAATGGTGAAGTTCGGCAAGGGAGGTATGCAATTCGGTTACAACGGCTGGAATCACATAGCTTCGACTACCGCACAATGGACAAACCTCAATGCGGATTTGCTCGATGGTTGGCACAAAGACAACATCGTATGGTCGGGAGCGGTAAACAGCAACACCGCAAGCCTTTCCCACTATTGGGCGAAGTTGTTTGACATTACCGTCACAGGCAACCAATATGATGATAGAAGTTTCACGTTCCTCTTCTCCAACGGATATAACGATACCTATTCGGTTGTCGTGTTGAGAATCCGTCAGAATGGAGCGAAGGACTCTGGGGCGTACAACTTTAGCATATCCTTGCGTGAGTTGGTCGGAAACATGTCTTCAAGGTTACGTGTGTACTACAACAATGCAACTGGCAATGTTCAACTTTGGGGAAATTGCCAAGGTCAATATGGAAGTCTATCTTACACAATCATCAAGAAGACAGGGCGCACGTCTGCCGATTTCACAAGCCAAGGAACTTTGGTAACAAACCGATCGTTCTCTGCGGCTCAAAGCTTGCCAGCAACCACAGGGGATAGCCCTTACACCTTGCTTGATGGTGCTACGAGAATTGGCATCGTGAAGCAAGCAGACCAACTTGTAACGGCTCGCTCGCTATGGGGTCAGTCCTTCAACGGAACAGCAAACGTGAGCGGCAACATGACAGGTGTGGGCAACATCAATACTTCCGCAGCACCAGCAGGAACTATCTACACAAACAACTGGTTCAGAAGCAAGGGAAGCACTGGTTGGTATAGTGAAGACCACGGCGGCGGTTGGTACATGATCGACAACACTTGGATTCGCAACTTTGGTAACAAGGATGTATACCTCTCCAACAAACTTAGCGTGAATGGTAACGTCGGCATCGGAACATCTGCCCCATCTCATAAGCTGCATGTGTCGGGAGAAATCTACACCACAACCAAGGTCAACATCAACGGCATCGTCTTGGAGAAGGATTCGGACGGGAACTTGAAGGTCAACGGAAACCTCTATGCCACAGGTGGAATAAGCGCATACGGAACTAGCTCCGCAGGAAGTGGCGGTGGATTGAGCGGTAGCGTTCTCGCATGGGACTCCGCTATCAAGATGCCTAACGCTACGAATGGAAGTTCCGACACTACCAAGACGGAATCATCTTTCTTGGCTAGTGCTTGGTCAGTAAAGAAACTTTACGACAAGGTTGCTAGCTTGGAGGGTGGCTCGGCTATGAACGTAAGCGTGAGTGGAAGCGGCAACGCCGTGACTTCTATCAGCAAGAGTGGCACTACTATCAGCGTGGTCAAGGGGGCTACTTTCTTGACGGCACACCAAAGTCTTTCTGCCTACATGAAGACGGCGGACGCAAAGGCTCTGTTCCTCTATAACACTAGAGAGAATATCGTGACCGACTTAGACAACTTCAACACAAATGGTGCATCTCATATCTACGAGTTGCATAATGTAGCGAATGCGCCTACCGATAATAGTTGGCTACAGGTAATGAACTGGGGAAGTTTTGATAAAGACTATGGAATGTTGCTTGCGAATGATTACTCCTTCAATGGAAACCTTTATTTCCGTCAAAAGGTTGCTGGCAAGTGGAAAGCTTGGAAGACGCTCATCGACTCATCCAACATCGCCTCTCAGTCCGTGAAGTACGCCACCACCGCAGGAAGCGCAAACGCCGTGGCTTGGACTAATGTAAGCGGAAGACCTAGCACGATGAAGAACCCAAGTGCCCTCTCATGGAGCGGATATTCAAGCGGAAGCTATGATGGAAGTGCAGCAAAAAGCATAAGCATTCCGAACAACACGAACCAATTGACGAATGGAGCAGGATTCATTACGGCTAGCGCAAGCATCACAGGTAACGCCGCAACAGCAACCAAGGTGAACCACTCCCTTTCGGTCTTCGGCAAGTCATTCAATGGTTCGGCTGATGTGACCGTTGCGGACACGGACTTGATTGCTTCCATACCAACAGCCACATCGAACTTGACCGACAAGACGGAGATTCTTACTTCCTATGCGAGCGACAATGGATTCAACGACAGCAACGCCAAGAATAGGATACATAGAAGACCAGCTTCTGCAATATGGGGTTACATCAACAGCAAGACCATCTCCAATGCGGATAAGTTGGATAATGTCCACCTCAACGGCATATTCACCGCTTTGAGCAACACGAACAATGGAGTGAGCATGACAATCGGAACGGTTGCAAAATCGTTGGCGAACATGCAAGTGTACTCGGCAACCAAGTTGGTGACGGCTAGGAACATCGCCCTTGGGCATGATTTCCGTGGTTCGGCAAGCTTCGACGGCTCAGGCAATATTACCATCAACGGACATATCAATTCTGCTTCGATTAACTTAAGCTCGACAGACCCTAACCCATTCAAGAGAATTGCGCATGTTCAAACTGCGAATAGTTGGAACGATAATGCTTTGTTGCTGTATCTCAGCCAAGGATATGTTGGCGGTAATGTCGGCATCTGTAGGGTTGAGTTCCGAACGAACAACGTAACCGAAACTGGCTCTGCTGGCGTTAATGTAAGGTGGTTGGTTCGCTATGGCTATGTATCTGATTCCGTGCAAGTAGGATATTATTCCGCAAAGGGTAATAGTTACATGGATGTGTTTGTCAAGACCACTGGCGGTTATCAAGGAACGGTCATAAGATGTTTGCAAGATTCTAGAGGTGGCATCAACTCTAATGTTTCTTTGTTTGCGGCTACCCAAACCACGGAGGCTTATACTTCCATCGAGGCTGCGGCTAAGGCATTGTACAATTTGGCATACACCTCCATCGTCAAAGGCTCTGATGTTGGAATAGTCAACTATGCTTACAGTGCAGGAAATTCTGACACCTTAGACGGAATACATGCCAACGGATTGTTTACGAACTTGTCTAACAGCGGCAACAACCTCTCAATCACCATCGGTGGCACAAACAAAATTCTGACCGTCAACTATGCGAGCAATGCAGGAAATGCCGACACGGTGGATAGCCTTCATGTTCATAGCGGACGAAACAGCGAAGCTAACAAGATTGTCCGCACTGATGGAAAAGGATTCATACAATGCGGCTACATCAACTCGGACAAGGGCAACGAGGGAAACAACTCGTCTCCAGCAAGGGTTTGGGGAACTAATGGAAGTGATAACTATCTGAGGTCGTATCTCACAAGTGCCCTCAGCGTAAAGTATGCCGCTTCCGCTGGCAATGCCGATACGTTGGATGGGGTTCATGCCTCTGGCTTGTTTACCAATCTGTCTAATAGTGGGAATAAAATTTCCATTACCATTGGCGGCACGAATAAGACGTTGACAGCTGCCTATGCCACGAATTGTGATACCCTGGACGGCTATCATGCTCAGTTAGGAAGTAGCAAGCCGTATGGCAAGATTCCTGTAATTGGAACTGATGGCGGGATAGAACTTGGACATTATATTGATTTACACCACGACAACACCACAGGCAGCGACTATTCCGTAAGGTTGCAGACCAACGGCAACCACAGCAATGTGGTAACGCTTCCAACGGCGACAGGAACCTTGGCACTTACATCGGACAATGTAGCCAGTGCTACGAAGCTGGCTAATACTAGAACAATTTGGGGTCAGTCATTCAACGGAACAGGCAACGTGAGCGGTGCATTGAGTGGTGCGACCACCATATCTGCTAGCAATACCATCAGTACATCGTTGCAGAATGGTGCGCTTAAGATTGGTAACAAGTCTGCTCCGATTAGTGCCATTGATGCGCAAGTCATCTTCAACACAGGTGCTGCGGTTCGTTTTGGTGAAACTGCTTGGGATTGGGATCAATGGGCAGGATTGAAGTACACTCATAGCAACAAGACTGTCTACCTTGGCATTGCGGACGGAAGTGTGTTCAACGCAAATCATGCGCAGAGTGGTGGTAAACTTCAGCTTAAGGCAATAGATAGAATACTGTTTGATTCAGATTCCGACAGCTTTCAAATACATTGTGATAATAGCAATGATTATCTTCGTATTGGCTCTTCTGATAATAGTGGATACGTATTAGTTTCAGATATTGGTAATTGGGACACAGATGATAATGGAGATGATACTAATAATTGGCTGATAAGTATAGATGGTACTGGTACGTTTAAGAGTATTTATTGTCCAAGTATTTATACTGCTAATAGTATTATTTCTACACGAAACAAAGCTTTGTTGCTTTCGGAGAATGTTATACGAGAATATCATCGTGATGGCTCACCTTATTATAGTTCCATTACATTTAATGAAACCACTTTAGATTTAAGTGCTTATGGTAACATAGGGCTTACTAGCTCACACGGTATAACCATCGAAGGTGGAAGTGGTACAATATCAATGGTAGCATCGGGTGGTTTTGATGTAACTTATCGTGCTGCTAGTCTCAGCGTCTCTCAAACAGGAGCTTCGGAATATACTTGGACTTTTAACAATGGCTCTATCAAGACAACAGGCGGCATAACAGCTTATCAGTCTTCCGATGAACGCTTGAAGCACAACATACACGGCGTTGACAGCTTGGCTATCATCAAGGCAATGGGTGGAACGGTGGCATTCCGATACAATGAAGACGACAAGGCTAGCATCGGATGGATTGCCCAAAGGGTTCTTCACAACACATTGATGCAAGACCTTGTGGAGAAGGACGAAGACGGCTATCTTAAGATTAACTATTGGTCGCCAAAGCTGATTGCTGTAGCCTTCGGTGCTATCGAGCAAGTTGACGATGAGGTCGCCAAGTTGAAGGCTAGGGTTAGAGAGTTGGAGAATGAAGTTGAACAATTAAAAAGTGATAGATTATGAGTTTGAAAGATGGAATCATCAGTGCTCCTGTGAGCATAGACGATGTTAAAAGTGTTCTTGGAGAGAGTAGCAACGACCTTGCTACCCTCTGCAAGAGCGACAATATAGACAAGTGGGCGGAACACAAGCCTGTAGTTTACAAGGCTAATTTCGATAGTAATGACGGCAAAGGTAATGGAAATTATGGCTTGTCTCCCGTAATCGTGGAAGGAGATAGCAGTTATACGAACGACACAACAGCCATGAGTAACATTATACAGGCGATACTTAAAGGTAATGATGATTGGGTTTATGCTCATCCTACGGGAGGAGTTAATTCTCCATACCGATTAGGAGACTTTGTAGGATATAAGAATAAGAATTATCCACCTTTTTACATGAATTATGATAAGGAGGTTTCGGTTAATGTGCAAGTAACGCCTACATACATGTGGGGGATAACGGAAGGCGAAGACTTGCTGTATAGTAAGTTTAGTTTGTTCGACAATAACGACCTTTATCTTTGGGGATTTTATTCAAAAGACCCAAACTTCAAGTCGTTCAATTATTTTCGCTCGGACTCTCCAATAGCAGAAGGTGCAAGAGTGGGAACGCAAATAACAGTTGGCTTAGGAAGGCAATACTTTGTCTTTGCAATGGGCAATGCTAAAGGCAATAAGTTCTTAACCATTCCAAATAGTTATGGTAAAGCGAAACTGACTTCTTATCCCTTATCCGCTGTATTCTACAGGAGTTTCTTTGAGGAAGACTTGTCGTTGATAACAGCCGATAGTAAAGACCAAATAAGTGTAGGCTATGGAACTTATAGCCTTTATACATTATTAGATTTAGAAGAGGAATATGGAGATGGACTACATCTCATTTTGGCAGTAAATAGATATAGAGATTTTTATATCACTTTCTATGGCACTCCGCTGACAAATTCTTCTTATGAATTAACGGATGTAAAGCTAAGTTACGAAGGTTCTGACTATAACTTGTCAAACTTGGAAATAGACAAAAACCCTGCTGGTTCGTTAAGTCTCATAAAAGGAAAGAGCCAATACTTTAGTTTCCACTTTAAAAATGTATTTAGTGATTATGATGCAACGACAAACCAACCAAAGCAGTTGGATATTCAGCTAAAGATAAAAGGTAACACCATTATTAACTTATATGGAACAAAGCTATATAGCATAGGAGGTAAGGCAATAAACGAAGATGGCTTTGTTCCTTACAAGTATAATCAGTATTAATTAATTTTTCAAACTACAAAATTATGAAAGTAACATTAGGTAAAATGACAGAGTTCAAGAGAGAGGTTGACATCGTGAACGATTCAACCAAGGTTAAGGGAAATGTAGCCGTCAGTGACGGTAACATTATGAGTGTAGACAACGGTGTGGTGTTGGACGGCGGCGGCAACCAGATTGCCACGTTCAGCCAGTATTCCACGGACAACTTGAACGTGAACTACAACACTTCCGACTTGCAGAAGATGATTGATGCCGTGACCAACATCAACGCCTTCTCCGCCTATGTCAAGGAGCACGTGGATGAGTTGTCGGAGGGTATTGCTGCCGACTCTGCGGACGAGTAACAATTAGCTTGATTTGTGGGTGCGAAAACGAGAAAGTGAGTAACACCCACTTTCTTGCTAATTATTTAGAAATTAAAGTGTTAAATGCTTGCGTATGTGCAAATTATTTTGTACCTTTGTAAGCGAATTTATTTATCAATAAATCAAGCGAATTTATGAAAAAGATTAAGACAATCGAGGCGGTCAACGCCTACAAGACATTGAAGGGCTTCAAGACAAGCTCTTTGAGTGAGGAAACTATGCTGGCGGTATGGAAGAACATGAAGGCTCTCCGTTCCATCGCCGACACCTTCGACAAGGACAAAGAGGAGGCGCAGGAGTCCTTGAAGGATGACAAGTTCGAGGAAATGCAAGGCAAGCTCAAAACCGCACAGGAGAACGAGCGCAAGATGAAGGAGGAGGGCTACACCTACACCAAGGAGGACACAGACCTCTTGCAAGAGGTGAACGCCTACTTCGCTGGCTTCAGCAAGAAGACCATGGAATACTTCAACGAACTCGCCGACAAGGAGGTCGAGGTGGAAATCACCGAGGTCGAGGAAGCCGAGCTGCTTAAGGCTATCAAGGCTTGCGAGAAGAGCTTCGATGACATGGAGATGCTCGCTTGCATCTGCAAGTAACGTAAAAGAAAATGAGAATGTTTCTTTATTGTGGGCGGCTGATTATTTCGGTCGCCCATCATTTTTACTTACAATCTGTAATTTACCCCCCCAGCCCGTCCGAGAACGGCCGTTTTGGGGTGTATCA